GCTTTGCCGCCCTTGTAGCTGATCATGTTTATGCCAAGTACTTGGAACAGCCCGAGCCACAACTGACAGGAGTGATTTCAATAACCATACCTGAACCCATTGGATACCTTTGCGAGAACGCAGTGGGGCATAAATATTTTCGGTGGAAGAAGCCATCAAGTACTTATAAGCCAATTGCTTTATACACCGCCCCACGCGAATGGGTTGGGCTGACGGATGAGGATATACAAGAGATTCATTATCAGATAAAGGCGAAAGGTATGGGTGCGTACAAAACTGAAGACATTTACCGCGCCATCGAAGCCAAGCTAAAGGAGAATAACGCGTGAATCCAGAACAGATAAAAAAAATGGAATTATTAAATAAAAAATGGGTTGGGCTGACTGATGATGAGATTGAGGGCATTACGGCTAGGGTTTTGACAACACTCACCCAAGATGTGTGGCCTATTGCCCTATCCCGAGCCATCGAGCAAGCTTTAAAGGAGAAGAACACTTAAATAACTTGCGTCACCCGTCGTTAAAAATAAACTTTTGGAGAATTAAAATGGAAACCGATGACTTTCACGAGATTATTGACACACTTGAGCGTTGTTTTATTTTGGAAGACGAGCATAAATCAACCTATGCGCCTCTTAACATTGTGGGGGCGATGGATCGAACCGCTTATAACCTTGGTAGGATTGCGGAATCAATTACGCCAATGTCTGCGGTGCCGCTAGAAACACCCGGCGGTGGGCGAGTTGGTAGCTTGACTGAGGCTGTTGTTTATGTGGCTGAAAACCTTAAAATAATAGCTGACTCAATAAGTGACTTGGCCCAAGCGGTACGTGAGCGCGGCTGACGCAAGGTACAAATAATGAAGCGCCATGCATTGTTAGACCATTTGATTGAGAACCGCTGGGCAGATGGTGACCGGGACCTGGTAGAGCTGCTAGACGTGTCACGGTCTACGATCAGCAAGATCCGGTGCCGTAATGTGCCAGTGAACCCTACCCATATCCTCAGTATCTATGACGCGACGAACCTGAGCATTGACGAAATTAGGGGGCTCATTGACAAGGCATCGAAGGAGACAAATGATGAAAAGTGATACAATGAAACCTAAACTGTGGGAAGTTGTAGTGGCAACAATATCAATTGTGCTACTGTTCCTTCTCGCTGCACTACTTTAACCTTTAAGGCATCCTACAAGGGAGCCTTATAGGCTACCGGTGGTCTGGAGTTTGCCTTGGTCGGTTTCGCCAGGCCTGACACCCCGGAAAGACGGGGGACTTGACAGTATTAGTCTGGGCGTATTAATATTCACATATCTGCTACGGGTGGTGCCGTGGTAGTAGTCGGTAGGAACGAGAGCGCCCTGCGAAGGCGGCTTCGTCAAAGCTATGAGGACCGTGCCTACCCACGCCTCATATGCGGCCAACCTAGCCTAAAGCCGTTTTCGCAGGGCTTTTTCGTTAGTATGGCTGCCGATAGACATGCGGTACGTCGGTGGTGTCTTGGTACTACTCTGCTACACGAGCAAGCCAGAGCAGAGGCGGTGGGCGAATCCTAGAGCCGGGTGGTTGAGAATAGTCTGGGATGCTGTGCGACGGGGATGGCTCCGGGCGACAGAAAAGCGAGTCCGTTTCATTACGGTATGGGCTTGCTTTGCTCTAAGGATTCACCAAGCGACACCCCTAAAGAGCCTATAAGGCACAACCGATTACCTTCACCGGGGAAAGAGATGAAACCGCTAACCGACGATGAAATTGAAAAGCTATTCGACATAGCAGTCAGCGAAGCCTGGAACAGCCCCTCAGCTTACCCGTCAGACATAGTCCCCCTCATGTTCGCCCGAGCTATCGAATCCCATCACGGGATAGAAGATAGACAATCCCCAGAAGCATAGTTACACTTCAAGCAAAGGAGCACACTATGGCTAAGATGGGAAGACCAAGCATATACAACGCTGAACTAGCTGCCAGTATCCTAATTAGGATCAGTAACGGCGAGTCATTGCGTAGTATCGTGAAGGACGAGGGGATGCCGACGCAAAGCTCGGTGTACCTGTGGTTGCTACAAAAGCCAGGTTTCTCGGAGCAATATACGCGTGCACGGGAAGAGCAGGCCGACACTTTAGCTGACGAGATCCTAGCTATTGCTGACGAGACGCCTGACTCTGTGACTGACGAGAAGGGGATTAGCCGCACCGATAGCGGTTGGGTTACCTGGCAGCGGAACCGCGTTGACGCCAGGAAGTGGGTGGCCAGCAAGTTGAAGCCAAAGAAGTATGGCGACGCCTTGAAGGTCGGTGGGGACAAGGATAACCCATTAGCGGTAACGGTGGGGACCGAGGTCTTCGACAGCGTGCTAGAGAACCTGGCGTTACAGAAACGACTGCAGAAGCCTAAAAAATGAGTGACCTAGCCGAGATACTGAGGGACGACAAGGTTCGAGCTCAGTTCATGGCAATGCCCCCGGCACAACGGGCGGCGTATGGATGGAGGATGCAGTGGCTATCTAAGGCCCACAGGCATCAGATATTACCAACTGGCGACTGGTGGAGTGTCTGGCTGTTACTAGCGGGGCGTGGTGCCGGCAAGACCCGCACGGCGGCTGAGCAGCTATCCTGGTGGGCCTGGACTGAGCCCAACACCCGATGGCTAGTCGGGGCGCCTACGAGCGCTGACGTGCGTGCTACATGCTTTGAGGGGGATAGCGGCCTCATGTCGGTGATCCCCCCGATTCTCATTAAAGACTATAACCGCGCCTTCCACGAGATCACGCTAACTAACGGGAGCTTGATCAAGGGGATCCCGGCGTCCGAGCCCGAGCGCTTCCGCGGTCCGCAGTTCCACGGTGGCTGGTGCGACGAGCTGGCGGCCTGGGACTACCTTGACGCCGCCTGGGACCAGATCAACTTCAGCGTCCGGCTAGGTAAGCATACTAGGCTGATCTGCACGACTACCCCGCGGCCGAAGGACTTGATTGTTGAGCTCATTGGCCGTGAGGGTGACGACGTTGTTGTTACAAAGGCATCTACTTACGACAACATAGCAAACCTGTCGAGTAATTTTCAGAAACAGATCATGCAGTACGAGGGGACGAAGCTCGGCCGGCAGGAGATCTACGCTGAGATCCTGGACCCTGAGGAGTCTGGCATCGTCAAGCGGGAGATGTTCAAGCTCTGGCCTAACGGCAAGGAGTTCCCTAAATTCGAGTACATCATTCAGAGCTACGACTGCGCCTATACGGAGAAGACGGTCAACGACCCGACGGCCTGCATCACGTTCGGCATGTTTAAACCGCTGGACGGTCCAATGTCCGTGATGGTGATCGACGCCTGGCAAGACCGGCTGCAGTACCCCGACCTGCGCCCAAAGGTCATTGAGGAGTACGACACGATCTTCGGCGAGGGCAAAGAGAAGAAGCGGGTTGACCTGATCCTAGTTGAGGACAAGAGCGCCGGCATCAGTCTTATACAAGACCTGCAACGAGCCCACCTGCCGGTCCGAGCCTACAACCCTGGCCGGGCTGACAAGATGCAGCGCCTGAACATTGTCTCCAACATTATCGCTCGGGGCCGCGTCTGGATCCCTGAGAGCAGCATCCGCAAGGGCTATGTCCGCGACTGGGCCGAGGGGTTCGTCAGCCAGATATGTAGCTTCCCTGAGGCCACGCACGACGACTTCGTGGACGCCTGCACCCAGGCCCTGCGTTACCTGCGTGACGCCGGCTGGCTAGAGATTGACGCACCTCCGCGGGATGACTATGACGAAGAGGACCTGATCGACTCAGGCATGATGAGCACGCGTGTTAACCCTTACGCCGCATAGTCGGTAGACGGTTAACGGAGACCCCATGATAATTGCTAAAGTTAACAATAGAGGGTGACGCGATGACATTGAGCGAATGGTACAAAGCCGGCAACCACCTGCCTACTATGGCCAAGGGCGGTAAGGCCAAGAAGAGCACGCGCCGCGTATCTGACGACCCCATTGGTGACTTCCTGAACAACTATGAGATTGAGAAGCTGACTAAGGGCATCGCCGAGCTAGACGCCAAGATTAAAGACTTGGAGCCGGTGCCGACACAGGTAGAGACCGGTAGCGACCCGATGCTGTTAGACGTTTACCCGCGGCTCAAGCGCGAGATGGAAGCCGACCCGCACCTGTATGAGTACGGGACAGCAGATAAAAAAGACCCGTCGTTCAGGCGCCCGATGCTTCGTAAGCCTGCTGGTCGTCCAGATGACGTGATCCCAGACAGGCTCGACAACGACTGGCTTGAGTATCAACTACGTCCGCGTGGCCAGACCGACTTCTCAGATAAGTTCCCGCCAGGCATGGAGTTGCCAATCGGGAAGGTGCGCTCGTTGCTTGAAGACCCATCCGAATACTACGCTAAGGGCGGTGAGGTATCAGGGCCTAAAGGGTTCGGCCTCGCTGACGTTGCCCCGTTCGTGAGCCCAATAAACATGAAGACCGGTGGCCAGGCTCGGACACGGGCAGGCACGAAGGTAGCAAAAGACGACATGATCCCTGGCGCCGTCCGTGGTCTAGCTCAAATGTTAGGCGGCGTTGCCCGTGGTGCGGCATCAACATTTGCTGGTGGCCCGGCAGATATTATCAACATGTTTTCTAGTGGATATCAATCACCAGACATGGGTAACTTGTACGATGCGCCGGCAGCCGCCCCTAGTAAAAATTACCAGATACCGTATGGCTCGGAGTACTTTAAGGAAAACCTGCCGTTTGCCCCAACGACTCAGACAGGCAAAATTAGCCAGGATCTGGGCGGCTTCGTGCCACTGCCGGTGAACGCATTGCCCCAGGCTATCAAGGCTGGGTCTAAAAAGCTTGGGCCGGCTATGGCCAATCTGCTTGAAAAAGAGATGAAGCGGTCCGGCATGATGATGGGCATTGCCCCTGAGGGCGGCGCACCTAAAGCTAGAGAGTTGCAAGGCGCCTTAGCCCCAACGAAAGAGCCGGTCCGCGGGGAGACGAGCAAAGAGCTCAGGAAGCAGCAGAAGGAGCAGCTAACCGACGTTCAGAAAGAAAAATTAGAGCAAGTGCGCCAAACGTCGCCTGATGTTTATGACGCGACGAAGTTTATGACGCCGATGGAACTCGGGAAAATCTTAGCGGATCCAGACAGCATTCGAAAAATGGACCGGCTGTTAAACGTATTGCCATCTGCCAAGGAATTGGCCAGCGTTGCAAAGGCTGGGGAACCGAAGCGTGGCTGGTATCGCGCATCAACGCAGGCTTTGATTGACGTTTTCGGTGTGCAAGATGCGCCTCGCTTTGCTTCATTGTTAGCTGCTATGTCGCCGCAGACCTCTGTAGAGATGAATCTGCTGAACACATTGAACACCTGGAAGAACTGGACCGCTGCTGGCCGGCCAGTTGACCCTAGTGAAATCCGCAAAATAATGGGTGCATCGGTCGCAGGCATTAAGGGTGAAGAGTCGGTGCTAGAAGCATGGGCTAACAATTCCGTCCGAGCGTTAACGGCGCGAGACCCAACAAAGGTAACGTTATCCGGGCCAAAGGTTGATTCATTTTATAAAAATCTCACCGATGACGTATACAAGGTAACAAACGATGCGTGGATGGCATCAGGCATGGGCGTTGACCAAGGCCTATTTTCTGGATCCCCATCGGCAATTCAATTATTAAAGGGCGACCCAGGTTTAACCCCTGGGTATATTGGTGCATCCGCTCGAACGCGAGAAGCGGGTCAAAAAGCCGGGATGTATCCATCCGAGGCCCAAGAGACCACCTGGTCCACCTTTATGCCATTGTATGAGATGCAAAGGGCAACGGGCTTGCCTGCGAGGGAGATCCTTCAGCGTGGACTGTTAACACCGGATGTAATCCGCGGCACCCCAGATTTTGCTACGTTACTCGGTGAGGGTAAATACGGGAACATATTAGGGGAAGCTGGGTACGGGGAGCAATTGGCTGGCCTCAAGCCAACGCCGTTTTCCTCGAAGACTCAAAATTTATCAATTAGTGAGCAGCGTGATTTAGAAAACGTAGCGGAGCGGCTTGAAAACTTACGTGATTTACGTGGCATGGAAAGCCGGGGACGTGTATTCCCTGGCGTAAAGATAAACAAGGAAACCGGCGAGATTATCCCGCCCGAGTCAGCCTTTGCATACAGCACGCATGAATATGTCCCAGGCCGCGGGACCGGGCATCTGGAAGATCTAATTGACGCTCCCTTTGGCTCCCGATCTAACTTTTCTAGCCGCGTGTCCTCGGCCTTTAGAGACCCTCAGGGGCTAGATATCATGCAACAGTCGGTAGGGTTAAAGCCCATAGCCACTCGCTCGATGACGGGTGCTTTCCGGCCTTCTAATGACATCCCCTACCAAGGAACATTAAAAGCCCCAGACGTGGGTCGGCAGCCGATGGAGGTCAGCCCAGGCTTTGCGTCTGGCGTTGAAGTGCCATTGATTCCGAATACAAAAACTGGCGCCCTAGAAATACCTGGGAATATTCAGAGGCAGTTAACCGGGGCCGAGGCTGGCCGCGGGTACATGACGGCACAAAGGGGTTCGCCGTGGCATGCAATGATGCCAGACGAAGAGGGAGGCAGCCTTGTTTTGCCATTAGAAAAGAAAGCCGACCCAGAAAAAATGGGATTAACGTCGGCGTTACTTGGTGGCGAGTACGACTTAGCGGATACGGGCGCCGGCGTATCAGTTTTAAATTCGGGTGACATTCCAGCCGTTAGGGATGCCAAACAGTTATCTGCCTTAATGGGTAGCAAAGATGCACGAAGAGCTACTCAGACGGGTGACTACGTAGATTATGGTCCTGCCTGGGAACAGAAAGAGGG